GTATCGGTGATGGAGACGAAATTCGTTGCCTGGGTTTGGGTGATGAAGTGGAAGGTGCCGAGGGCTGTAGCCGCGTCAGGCACTGGAAACACCTTGATGATAACAGACGTTGCCTGTTTGTCAACAAAGTATTGGTTGGTCGCCCCGGTCGTGGTGCGGTTCGACAGGCGGACCCAATCCATGTAGGCTAGTGGGATCATCGGACGCGAGACGTCGTTTGAATCCAGATAGTATGCGTCGACGATGCGCAATGGCTTGGTCATATCGACCGTGCCGCCAGGAGCCATTGTGTAGGTCTGTGTACCAGAGACTGGAGTAACAGAGATGTCCTGGAGAAGGAAGAGCTTGATGCCCTGGAGTTGCCAGGTGTTGATCAGGTCGTTGAGGCGATTGAGGTTCTCTGCGTAGTCAGATGAACGGGGCTGCTGACCTTTGGCCAACAACCCCGCATCCCTCATCGCATACTCAATCAACCGAGCGGCAGAATTGAAGTACGCTGGAGTAGTCATGATTACCCTTTGATGGTTCGGATGAGTCTGAGGAAATCTTCGAGGAAGTAACCAGCGATGCCGGCTACAGAACCCCCGATGGTAAGCATGACTTTCCAGCCAGCTTTGGCTGATACGAAGGCCATCTTCATCTCGATCAGTTCTGCGTGCATAATACGCAGTTCTTCTCGAGTTTCCATCTGGCTCTTCTTGAGCGTTTCGATCGCTTCCTCGAAGCGCCCTCTGTCAAATTGTTCTTCGTTCACGACGGGCTCCTAAAGGAAAGGGGCCGAAGCCCCTGTGGATCAACGCTCCTTGGCGGCGAAGATGTAGTCCACTGTCATGGTCTTCGCGACCGCTTCACCGTTCTGGATGCCGAAGGAGACCGTGAGGGTCGTATCTGGCAGATAGGTGGTGAGGGTAGTTGTCAGATCCACGGTGTAGACTTCCACATCATCCTTCCACAGCGTGATGTACCTGTTGCCGTCGAAGTAGAACGACAGCTTCATGTACGTGCCGGCTGCAGAGTTGGTTGTGACGGAAGAACTGGTCAGGCGCCCAGTCGTCGCATCTTTGCCGACGATGAAGTTGATGTTCGTGGTGGCCGACGACTTGATGAAGTACATGCCATCAGTGACGTCCAGCGGGGTCGTGTCGGTGACTTGCAAGCCCATCACCCAGGCGGTGAGGGATGCGTCACTGACAGTGAACCGCGCTTCGAAGAACATCCTCTTGCCGGAGGCCGGCAGGAACATTTCGCCGACTTTGTCGTGGAATCGCGAATCACCGTTCGCTGCGGAATTGGTGATGAGAAGCGCACCGCCGTCGACGTTCGTCAGCGCGGACGTACCCGTGCCGACAGTCGTGATGGTCCAATCGCCTGCGACGTAGTTGCCGAAGTCGTTGAAGTAGGTGGTGAGCAGTTGAGGAACCGGCGACTTCATCATCCCGAACTGATGGTCTTTCGAGACGTTGGTGACACCGTAAGTGAAGCGAGAGGGCGTGCCCATGATGAACTCCTTTGCGTCAGATGACGTTCCTGAGCGGAACGCGCGGGAGAAACGTGGACGGGAAATCCGAAAATAACCCGCCCACGTTTTGGCCTATTACGGGCCGTTGCTGCCGAAGATCGACAGGGGATCAGTACAGCCGACCGACAGGCGCATGTAGGCGAGAGCCTTGGCGTCCTTGGTGTCGAAGTCGTTGTCCTGATCGACGAACGGCTTGTCACGCCAGTACATCTGCATGCCGTTCATGCAGTTGGTGCGGACGAACCAGGCCGACGGTGCCGTGAAGTAGTGGTTCATCTTGATGCCGCCAGGGAAGGCGTTGACCGCCCGGAGAGCATTGATGTCGTTGTTCGCAGTGCCGGACTGAAGCGTGGACTTCAGGATACGGTTTGCGTTGAACCACTCTTGGCGCGGAACGTGCAGCGTCTTCGGGAGGATGCTGATGTTCAGGCCACGGCTGTTGGTCGCGCCCATCATCTGGATGCAGATGTCTTCCAGGGCAGACTCCTCGAGGTCCGCACCAGGGGTGAGGGCGTTCGAGTAGATACTGCCGTCCGGGTTGACGTGCGAGGCAGAGACCAGAGCGACACCATCACCAGTTGTGTAGAACGACGTGGAGAAGGCGTTGTTGTAGAGGAACGCCGCGATGTTCTCGATCGTCTGGTTGACGGAGAACGCGTTGGCCTTGGAGCGACGCTGACCCACTTCCAGGTACAGATTGTCGCGCATTTCCTCATAGGTGACACGCCAGCCGAGCGACCAGGCGATGTGTTGGTAGCGGGTGATCATGCCCTGCGTTTCGGTGTCGTAGGTGCCACCGGCGCCCTCCGACTTGATCTGCATGAGGCCGAACCCCGTGACCTGCACATCTTCTTCGAACGCCTTGTCGGAGGTCAGCTGATCGAAGAGATCAGGATACTCCTTCTGGTGTTCGTCGTAGGTCTGCCCCCAGACGGCATGTACACCAGGCCAGAGGAGTTTGGGATGAGTACCGGTATTGATTGGCATGGAATTTCTCCTTGATCAGTTCGGGTTGAGATTAGACGCCAGCCACACCAGCACGGAATGCGTGCAAGTTGATCTTGACGAGCCATTTGGCGTAGGTGCCAAAGGCGTTGTCAGGACGCTGTGCGAGGCCAAGGGCCTTGAGTTGGAGGGTGGCACCAGTGGCTCCGGTGTCGTTGTCCATCACCCAGCCGGAAACGAATCCGTTGTTGGTGCCGGACTTGAGATCGAAGTTCAGGCCGATGGAGGTTTGGCTCAGAGCCGCACCGTCGGTGCCTTCTTGGATCTCGAAGATGACATCGGGGTCGTCGCAGACCAGGACGTAGTAGGACTTCGTCTTGGCTGCGGGAACGACGTAGGTGCCGAGGGAAGCAGGGTCGCCAGAGGCGGCGCCGTACTTGGTGCCGGCCATGCCCATGACGCAGCCAAGCACGGGGTTCGTCGCACCAGCGGTAGCCAGGACAATGCCTGGAACGCCGTTCGAGTCACCAGTGCCGGACAGCATCACCGGGTCGCCTTTTGCAAAGGCGCTGGCGTTGGCCGAGTCGATGTAGTACATGTTGAGCTTTCCGTCCCAAGCAGCGCCGTTGGCGTACTTGACAGGGACGAGACCGCTCGGGCGGTTTACGTTTGCCATGATCAGGTTCTCCGGATGAAGATGTTACGGTTGGCGGCGCCTTTGGGGATGTACCGATTGGAGGTATCACTCCCGGCGCCAGCCCGCTCCTGGCCGATTTGGCCGGTGCGCAGGGCTTCAGCGATCTTGTCTTGACGATCGTCGAGAGCCTTTTGGTCAGCATTCCACAGGTCGATGGGAAGCTTCATCAGGATCAGTCGGATCGTCTGGCCGTGCTCGTCAGTCCGGCCGGCAGGCACGCTGACCTGGGAACCCAGATCGGAGTTGCCGCCGCCGAGTGGCGAGGAGGCGAGGCCCTTGTAGTTGAGCTGCACTTCGTCGTCTTGGACGTAGGTGTAGCCAGCGCGGAGGGCTTGCTGGATTCGCTCGGGAGTGCCGCGCATCCAATGGGTGTGATACCCAGGAATGTCGACGACTTGCAGCCGTTGGAGGGGAACCGACATCGGAATGCGGTCGGCCTCGGTCTTGGCCTTGACAGGGGTGTTGGCTGGGTTGATGGGTGCTGTGCTCATGATCATTCCTCAGATGCGAAGTAGACTTTCGCGTAGTGGGCTTGCCACGATGCGCGATCCTTGAAGGCGCGGCCTTCACCGACCATGCGCCTTTCCATGTCTGAACAGGCGGCCTTGGCGTCGGCGGGAAGGGCGGAAAATCCCTTGCCCGCACCGGCGCCGGAAGTCCCGCCAGTACCACCACGCGAACCTTCCACTTTGGAGGTCGGCGCAGTCTTGTTGCCGAGGAAAGAATCGACTTCCTCAGCGACCTTGTTGAAGAACGCTTCACCGACGAGGGTGTTGTTGGCTGAGTCAGCGCGCAGCTCTTGCGCGATGCCGACGGCGAGCGAGGTTTTGCGCTTGTCCTTTCCGAACCAGGAGTTCTCAGGACGGCCAACCCAGGAGAGGAAGGCGGGATCGACTTCCGTATCGGCTGCGGCTGGTGCGGGGGCCGGAGCAGGAGCCGGGGCCTTTGCAGCAGCTTTTTCCGCAGCGCGGAGGTCAGTCAGTTCATCGAGGATTGCAGTTTCATTCTCGATGTTGCCGTCGTCGCGGGCTTCACGAAGTCGCTCAGTAAGTTGCTTCTTGATGGCAGTGACTTGCCGCTTGGTCTCTTCGGTTTGGAATTCCTTGAGAGCGGAGATTGCGTCTTGGCTGGCGCTGAGGAGAGACTTGACGCCCTGCAGTTCTTCCCGCAGTGCGCTGTTCTGTTCCTCGAGCTTTCTCTGATTGGCGCGGAGGATGGGGACGAAGTGGCGACCGCGATCGACGAAGGTTTCAGCATCGACCCACTTGTCGGGGTCTCCGCGAAATTCTTCCTTCGGGCGCCAGCCCATCGAGCGGGCTTCGGTGTCGATGTCAGACATTGTCTTGCTCCTTCACGATTGCTGCGAAGATGTCCCGATCGTTGATCAGGAGGTATTTCTGGCCATCGGCTGGGCCGGTGGCAAGGGAACCGGCGAACCGGCTGACGAGGACTTTGTCCCCTGGCTTGGCGCGCGGAGGTTCATCGGGCCAGGCATGTTCGCCGACTTCGATGACGATGGCGCGTTGTTCGAGCATAAGCTGCCGATCCTGGAAGTTCTCCGGGATGATGATGGTACCATGCTTGCGTTCTGGCTCGTAGTGCTGCAGGAGCACTGCTCGGCCGAGGGGTTTGAGGCCGGAGGTGTTAGTCATCTTGGTGGCTCAGTGCGTGGATGAGGTAGTCGTTTTCGAGGAGCTGGTCGTACACTCGGTACGCCCCAATCGCCTCGGCGTTCTTGATGGCGGAAGAGAAGTGTTGGTCTGTGGTGAAATTACCCTCAGCCCATGACGTCTTGAGGGTTTCCCCCGAGCGAATCAATAGGGCTTGAAGGGACTTCGTCACCGGATGGTGGAGCCACTCCCGGACTTCTTCCTCCGTCGGCAGTCGTTCCTGCATTTTTCTTTCCTTCCATGACTAGGGAAATTCGATCGCGGAGGCTCTCATCGTGAGCCTTCAGCGTGTCGATGAATTGCTGAGTTTGCGCGATGTCGATTTGAGCGCCAGTTGCTTTCGCATCGGCGACGTTCTTCATCGCTTGAGTTTGGAGCTGGATGATTTGAGCTTGGATGAGGGAGCGTTGAGATTGGAGTTCGAGGATGAATTGGGAGTGTTGTTGCTGGAGTTCGAGCTGCTTGGCTTGGAGGCGCATTTCCTCGATGGCGAGTTTTTCGGACTTGCCGGGAGGGAATTTCTCGACGCCGGGGTAGAAGACGTCTACTCCGTCGACTTGCATTGCCCGGAGGAAATTGCGCTCGACAGCGGCAGGATCGTATCCAGGAGTAGAGGCAGCTGCTTGCTTGATGGTAATGGCTTGTTGGACGCGGGCTTCGGGGGTGTTGATGTTTTGATCAGCGGCTGGCATCAGGCGGGTAGGATCGCCGCGATAGTCCTCGCGGAGGATCTTGAGGCCTTCAGAACCGAAGGGGGAGGAAGTGGGCAGGTGAATTGCGTTGAGGATGTAGAGCTTGCGGAACTCCGAACGCATGGACCGCCAGCAACGCTTCATGACACCGGTGAAGACCTTGGAGCCTTGGGCGAGCATGTTGCGAGAAGTTTCTGCCGGTGTGTTCTGGCCGGGGTTCTCGCCAACCATGATATCGGTAGTGCCGGAGATGCGGTCGGTGTAGTTGATGAGGAGGTTGAGAAGGTTGAAAAGGACTGCGGACGGCTCGCGGACAGGGAGGGGGAAGATGTTCTTGCGGATGTCGTCGGCTGCGGAATCGACACGCTTCCACTCGAGTGGGGAGAACGAATCGGTGCCAGAGCGGATCTTGGCGCCCTTTCCGATGAAGCCGCCAGCCGAGTTGGACATCGTGCCAGCGTCGATCAGCTGGTTGACAAGGGAATTGACAGACTCGTTCAGGGGGCCGAGAAGAATGCCAAGACCGAGGTCATACACGGAACCATCTGGGGCCGGAATAAGAGTATACTTAGTGAAATACTGGAAAGGAGTAATGCGAAGGATACGACCCTTGGAGTCGCGCTCCACATCTTCCTCACGATCCCAACCAGCCGCAATGCGGAGAATTTCGCGCGAACTGTACTCCATGACAACGATGTAAGGTTCAGCATATCCGTCTCCGTCAAGGTCGAGGTGAGTGTGCTGCTCCAGAATGGTGAATGGAGTAGCGGAATCAGTGGTGGGTTGGGACAGGCCAGTACGGCGATCTTCTTCAGTGGAGTTGGGGCTACGGTAGGGGGTGGCGTCCTGGTTGAACCAAGCATCGTCACGGCAATCGCAGTAAAGGCCAGTGGCCATGCGGTGCCAAAGCTCGTTGCGATAGAGTGGGATTACGTGGGTCTTGCGACTGCAGGACTCAACGCTCTTGGCGTAGTAGTCGAGGACAAAGTCCTTGGCCATCACGAGTTCGGAGACGTTGTGGCCGAGAGCGGGGGAATAGTAAGTCTTCTTGAAAGCGCAACCGACGATTGGAAGGTTGATCAGAAGGCGATCGTGCTGCTCTTCCCAGGCTTCGTTCTGCTCGAGAACCTGCCAAGACATATGCTTGGCGACGCGAATAGCGCGATCGCGCTCGAGGCCTTGGGGGTCGTCGCCAAGAGCCTTGTAGCGAACGACTTCATCGCCGGAGATGAGAGCAGGGTAGGCACGAGCGTGAAACTGCATCGTGGCAATAGTGACGAGGGGGAAGGCGACGTTGGAGCAGTTGGGCCAGGGGAAATTCTTGGCCTTGGTCATCTGGATAGCAAGGTCCATCGCAGCCGACATGCGACGTTCCCACTTGGAGCGGGATTGAAGGTCGCGCTCGAAGCCAGTGTAGACCTCATCAGCGATGCAGGAGAGGTCCTCCTCCGACAGCATGTGAGCGATATTGGGAGACTTGGCGATCTCTTCGGTGATCTTAATTTTGCGGGAGTATTCGGGCATGTCAGTATCCTGTAGTTTGCGAACGTCCAGCAGCACGACGAGGATCACCGCGTCGAATTTCTAGCTCGTCTTCGGAGGTGAAATCGTCTTCTTCGACTTCGGCAAGGTCGTCAAAGGCGAGGGAAAGAAGGGCGGTTGAGTCGAATTGGTCGTCGAGAGCGGCTTCGGCTACGCCGGTGAATCGAAGGTTTTCGTCTTCATACTCAGGGTACCAAGAGGCTTCCTTATCAAAGCGCATCATGCGAGCGCGATGACGACGCTGGTAGGAACGGCCGCGAGATGCTTTGTCGGTGATGGGAGTGCGCTCGAAGATTGTCAGGTACTTGCCGCGAGCTTGCATTTCGCGCAGCATCATCGGCTTGACTGCCTTCCAAATCTGGCCGTCTTCAACAACGAAATACTCAGGGTGGTGAACGTCGTGGATAAAGAAGAATTGATCGACGATTTCGAGAGAATGCCAACGTCCTACATACTGGTCGATGACGTGGACCAGACGATCTGCGGATTTGCCGCCGATGGTGAAGGAAGTGCGGTTGGCAGTATCTTTCTTGGAGATGGCAAAGTCAACGCCAGCGAGAACAGTCTTCGGCTTGTTGTGATCCTCTTCAGACATGCCGATGAAGTCTTCCTTGCGGAGGAATGCATCGGAGTTGTCGAATGGGTCGTTAAGGTATTCTTGGGAATAGCCAGGAGCGTCGTGGGCGTCGATGAACTGCTGGCGGATTTCGCGAAGACGCTCTTCGGAGAACTGTTCCGGCCACAGGATTTCGGAGAAATCACTGAAAGACTTGTGGGCCTTGTACTTACGGGAAGCCCACGAGTTGGACTTCATCGTATGGGCGAGGAGGGAGTCTTCGTGAAGGATCGTGCCGTGAAAACGGATCTGCCCGCCCTTGCGAAGGATAGGCTTGAGTGCGCGGTAGAACCACTTGGCAAACTTTGCGCGTGAATCCTTGTTGGCAACCTGCTCGTCGTCCTCAAGGTCGTCGCAAATGACAAGGCCGGGACGCTTACCATTCCATTTCATACCCCGCATCTTCTGACCAGCACCCTTTGCGACCAGGCGGAACTGGTATCCGTCGTCGCAGAGGACTACAATGTCAGTTTTTGCGTCGGTGATGAGTGATTTTATCCCGAATTCTTGGCGAAGGTCTTCGTTTTCGCGGAGTTCCTTGGCGATGTCACCAAGGTGGCCAATGGCCATCTCCTCAGTAGAGCCTGTAACGACGACGTATTGCTGAACTCGGAATAAAACCACCGCTAGGCCGTAGGCGTGAGTGAGGGCAGTGGACTTTGCGTGGCCACGGGGGGCAGCGACGGAGGCCTGTTGGGCGTCAGAACAGTAAAGTTCCCAGCATTCCCGATGAAGGTCGGGAATTCTGACCGGAGTGTCGTACATCGGTGACAAAAAGGCCGCCGAGAACGCCTCGATCAGGGTTGCTGTGAGCTTTACGGGTTCCATTAGATACCGGAAGCAGGAAGAATGGTGAGAAAAGCCTTCTTTTGGAGGACTTGGGAGTCAGAAGTTGTGGTGTTGTAGGTGAGAAGGTAGGTGCAACCAGCGACTCCGTCTATGATCTTCTGGGTAACTCGAGGTCCGGAGATGGTAGAGGCGCCTGAAACGATCGACTGAGGGGAAGAGTCGACTCCAGAATAGACGGTGGCGGTGACTGAAGCAGTGGAGATGGTGGTTCCAGCCGTAAGGTCGTTGGTAAAATCGACTTCGATCTTGCGATCCTCGTCGATGAACTTGGGGTTGAGGATGTACACCGAGGACTCCTACGCTAGCGCGTTAATAAACAATCGAGGTTTGCCTACGCTACAACCACCGAGAACTGCCTAGGGGTGCTGCGCCAAGTCTCACAGCGCGGCGGCCGACGCCGCGAATCGCAGGGAGGACTGCGCAGACAAGAGTGAGACCGATGACTGGAAAGACCGAGCGGCCAACAACCGGGTTTGGTCTTGACGGTAGGGGTGTCGCGCCGGCCGGTTCGCCTCGTCCGCCAGAGGCGGACTTCGGCGAGCCCGGCACAGCGCTAAACACGACCGCGTTATGCCGAGATTTCGAGGACGGGTTACGGAGCGCTGCCGTTTGCCTTGTCGTAGCTGCGGGCGATGCCGAGGACCCCGCCTAGGCCAGCCACCGCGCCGAGAACTTCGAGGTTGATGGAGGGCGGAGGGGGAAGGCCCTTGACGGCGCAGTACCAGGCGAGCAGGGGTTGGAGGATGCCTGCGTAGACGGAGGTGACGACCGCGACCCAGCCGCCAGTCGGACGCCAGGTGTTGGAGAGGTTTGCCTTCGGCGGGCCGACCTCGTCCTTGACGGCGGAGATGACGGACTCGATGTGGGGGGTGAGGGTGCCGTCAGCCACCATCGTGGTGACTTTGTTCTTGGCGACCTCGGCCGTTTCCTTGTTGGAGAACAGTCCGCCGGTGATGGCGGTCGCCAGGCTGAGGACGGTGGAGATGGTTTGGAGCTTTGCCATGTTACACCCGCTTGGTTAGGGTTACGATCAGGTCGCGCCAAGCATTTGTGTAGTTGTTCATCATCATCGACTTGGCTTCAGGATTGCGAAGGGCGATGGACTCGTCCCAGGATCCTGCGATGGTGTGGTCGAAGTGGCAGGTGAAGCCAGCATGAGGGGCGTTGGCTGCCCGCCAGTCGCGGTGGAGGTAGAGGGGCCACCAGGAGGACATAGGAGGCCACTGGTGGGTGGGATCGCCATAGGCGCAGGCGTGAGACCAGTTGGGCGTGATGATGAGGGCAGTGACGTCAGGCTTGAGGACTCGCCAGAGG